AGAGGCGACTTAAAGCTTTCTGCTGAACTTGCGGGCTATGCAGGAAATCACTACCAAGTTATAAATAGTCTTAAACAAGAAATAGTTGAATTAGCCTCAACAGTCTTAGCAAGGGAAGCACCTAAAGCAGCATTTAAACTCGTTGAAGTTATGGATAGCGATACTGCGTTGCCACAGGCCAATGTAAAGCTACAAGCAGCCCAAACAATCCTTGATAGGGTTGGTGTTTCTAAAACAGAAAGGCTACAAGTGGACCAGAATGTTAATGGTGGTATATTTATTTTACCAGAAAAACAACTAATAGATATTAATGAAGAAGATTATGAAGATATTTCTGACTGAATATCAAGAAGAAGATAAAATATATGCCGGTTTAAATATATTTGCAGAGTCTTTTGAGGAAGCAGAGTATATAGCCGATATGCATGGATTAATTATTGTAGGAGAGATTACAGAGATAATCTATGAACCTGAATTTGCCAAAGATGATTACTTAGCAACGATTAAAGGACCTACACAACCAAGAGTATTACACTAATGGCAGCAAAGAAGAAAAAGAAAAGTACGGTAAATAAAGCAGGTAATTATACAAAGCCTACCATGCGTAAAAGATTATTTAATAAAATTAAAGCAGGTTCAAAGGGCGGTAGACCCGGACAATGGAGTGCTAGAAAAGCACAGATGCTTGCAAAACAATATAAAGCAGCAGGTGGGGGATATAAATAAAGAAAAAAAGTTTCTTAAAAAATTAGTTGAACAACCCATGTGGTATATGGTATTCTTACCAACATTACCACCAGTAATCGGAGCAATCCTTATATTACTAATAATTTATAATTTGCAAGGATGAGAAAGAAAAAGAAAGACCCTAAAGTAGGTACAGGTAAAAAGCCTAAGGGAAGTGGTAGAAGACTCTACACAGATGAAAATCCAAAGGATACTGTATCAATTAAGTTTGCGACTCCGGCAGATGCTAGAGCTACAGTAGCAAAAGTAAAAAGAATTAAAAAACCATTTGCACGTAAGATACAAATATTGACAGTATTAGAACAACGTGCTAAAGTAGCAGGTAAAGCTACACAGGCTCAGATAGCTAAGAAAGGTAAAGAAGCTATCAGAAAACAACATGGTCGTAAGACTTAATATTAACTAATAATCGAAGGAGTATCTAATGCCCGGACATACAACTAAAAAAAGAAAGAGCATGCCTAGAGGCGGAGCTAAAAAAAGAAAAGGCTTTGCCGGTGGAACTAAAAAAAGAAAAAGTTACGCTAGAGGTGGTAAGAAAAAATAAATAATGTCTTACCTCATGAGTAATATCCCACACTTTCCGTGTTGGGTTAGGAGGGAATTTACACACAATCATTTAAAATATCATGGTGAGTTTTTACATGCTCTTGCTATAGGGGTAAATACAATACCTGATAGGTCTTTAAGTTTTCAAGTTGTTTTTACTGGAAATGAAATGGACCGAGATGATTGGAAAGAAGGAAACATTCATGGTGGAGCTATGTGGGCTCGTATGCCTATACAAGGTTTAGTAGCTGACATACCTATGGATGAATGGGCCGAACCAATGGAGAATCATTTGGTACAGCCTTGGGATTGTGAATCTAGAACACACTCAGTTGTTGTTTTAGATAGAACCAGTTCTTCACCTTGGATAGCAAAAATAGGTAGCGAGTTTTATACAGCTAGATATTTATTTACTGTAGACTATACAGATAATAGTATTGCTGACGACCCTGCTCAACATAAACAATCTCATGTGTTATATATTACTGAAGATTGTGAATGGAAAGGAAACATTATAGCATTGCCTAATAATAGAGTTAGAGTTACTAACCCTGCATTATGGGCTACAGGTGAAGGACCACCTGATTTTATACCTTCGCAATGGTTACATTCTGCAGAAGGACATGAAAGTTATATGAATCCAGATTTAACTTTTAATAATTTATACAGTGATAAGGATAAGTAATGGCACTTAAAAAATCTCAAAAGTCTTTAAAAAAATGGACTAAACAGAAATGGAGAACTCCAAGTGGTAAAAAGTCTTCAGAAACTGGTGAGGTTTATGCTCCGGCAGCACAAATTAAAAGATTAAAATCAACTGCAGCAGGTCGTAAGAAGCTTGCAGCAGCTAATAAAAAGAAACGAGCAGCTACTAGAAAAGGTAAACAGCATGCTCGTCATGGATTACACAAAGGTAAAAGGAGATAAATATGGATATATTAATTTTTATAGTTGTAGTACTAGCTGTTATTGGTGTAGGTTTAAAGAAATATAAGCCTGATACTTATAATCAGATAAAAGATAATATTAAAAACATAGGTAAACACCCGTTTTAATATTATGAAACAACAAAATCAATACATTCCTAAAACTAAAAAACAATATAAGGAATGGATTAAACAACAACAGTTAAGACAGCATAAGCAATAATGGCTAAAAAGAAAGACCCACGATTAGCAAGAGCAGGAGTGAGTGGTTTTAATAAACCTAAACGTACTCCTAATCATCCTACTAAATCTCATGTTGTAGTTGCCAAGGAAGGAGACAAAATAAAAACAATTCGTTTTGGACAACAAGGTAAAAAAGTAGGTACAGTTAAAGGTACAGCAGGTAAACCTAAAAAAGGTGAGTCTGCTCGTATGAAAGCAAAACGTAAGTCTTTCAAAGCTAGACACGCTAAAAATATTAAACGTGGAAAAATGTCAGCAGCTTGGTGGGCTGATAAAGTAAAATGGTAGCTATATTGTTAGCTACATTAAATTTAGCTATACCTAGTCTTGATGAAAATACTACGGTTCAAATAGAAGAACCACCTAAAAGATTTTTACAATTTATAGAATATGAAGAACCACCAACAAAACAACAATATGTAATATATTGGGGATTAAATGCTTTAGATGTTTACACAACTTATAGAGCATTAAAAAAACCAAATATAGTTGAAGGCAATCCTTTACTAGGAAATAATCCTTCACTAGATAAATTAATTTTATTTAAAGCACTTGGTGCAACTTTAGTTGGTAATAATCTTGATAGTGATATGATGGTAGGAGCTAATGCAACATTAACCTATATAGTGTATAGAAATTATAAAGTTATGAATAAAGCATCAGACCAATTAAAAAATAATAATTAAAGTAAATGGTAACAAAACAAATAAATCATGGACGATACACAAATATTACTATTAATCTTAATAAGTATATTATTAATTTATTTTAATAATAAATATCCTTGGGTGTTTGGACCTATATGGAAAAAAATTAAAAAAGAAATTAAAAGTATTTTAAAAGCGTGTAGAGAATGGGAATCAGGAAATTAAAATAATGGCACAAATAGGAAGCAATGAAAAACCAGTTCTTATGACAAATAAGAAGAATGGTGGTCGTATAAGTAAAGGTTCTAGACCTAAACCATCTAGTGTTTCTAAGAAAATTTTTGACGAAAATTGGGATAAAATCTTTAATAAAGGTAAATAATGCCTCAAGAAGGGTACATTAAAAAGAAAGGTGTAACCATTCCATTTGGTTATGAGCAATCTGAAATTAAAGGCTATCTCAAACCTATTCCCAAGCAACAAGAACTTCTTCTAAAGTATATCACTTTAGTTCAAGAAAAAAAATCATCGCTACGTGAAGCAGCAGAACAATTATCTATAGAAGCTGATAGAAAAATTAGTCACGTAGGTCTTTCCAAAATTATTAAAAAAGTAACTCCTCAAGAACCTCGGAGTAGGTTTAGTGCTGCAACTCGAAGAAAAAGAGCTTTAGCAAAAAAAGAAAAAGAAATACAAAAAGCAAAAGCCAAAATAGCAGCTCAAGAAAAAAAAGTAAAAGAAGAAAAAGAAGTTATTAAAAAAGCTACAGAACAAACTAATAATACTGTAGTTATTGAAAGTGAATTAGCTTCAGTTGCTCCTTCTGTTCAAGAAGTTATTAAAGAATCAAAAGTTATTTTTCATCCTAACGAAGGACCACAAACAGAGTTCTTAGCTGCAGATGAAAAAGATGTTCTCTATGGTGGTGCTGCCGGTGGTGGTAAAAGCTATGCAATGATAGTAGACCCATTACGCTATGCTCATGTACCTGCTCATAGAGCTCTAATCCTTAGAAGGTCAATGCCTGAACTGCGAGAAATGATTGACAAATCTCGTGAGTTATATCCACAAGCATTTCCCGGAGCTAAGTTTAGAGAAGTAGAAAAACTTTGGAACTTCTCATCAGGGGCTAAAGTTGAATTTGGTTTTC